GTTTTTAGGCTGTGGACTTTTGATCCCCCCTACCCTTGGGTCTCCTCGGGTCAGCGATGCCAGCCGCCGCCATCTTCTGTGGCGGTCTTATGGTCGTGGCATGGTTTGCAAAGGGGTTGCCAGTTGTCGTGATCCCAGAACAGATCCTTGTCGCCCTTGTGCGGCTTGATGTGGTCAACCACAGTGGCCACAACGACTTCGCCTTTATCACCATGCGCCTTGCACAGTGGGTGGGACTTCAGGAAACCTACGCGAGCACGTTGCCAGGCAACGCTGTAGCCACGCTCATGTGCAGAGCCACGCCTTGCGTCGTGGGCCTTGGCTTCCAGTCGTTTGTGGGTCTCGCAGCGTGCAGTGCCATCGCGTACCAGTACACCGCAGCCGGGATGGTTGCAGGGTTTGGGGGCAGCGCGTGGCATATGAAAATTGCTACCAGAGACCAGCGGTCCGTAGCGTTACGCACTTACCGAGGATTGCGCAACCTGATGATCTCGCCTCGGTTGATACTGTCTGATGTACGTGAAGCCTACTGATGCGTTCGCAGGGCGGCACTCCCACTGCTGTGCATAACTCCGTGTTATGCGTAGTCGCCTAAAAGAAAAGCCCCTGCAAGTAGTGGCCTGCAGGGGCTTAGCGGCTGTGCAATCAGTGGGGATACACGAATTGCACAGCTTGGCAGAAATGTACAAGAAGTTTCTATGTGGAATAACTCTATTTTCGCTGGGCTGCCATCTTGGCTTTGGCCGCATCCTTGTCATTGAACCAGCGCTTGAGTACTACGTCTGCATCGCACAGGTTCTGGCTGACCGTACTCTCTGCGCGGCCCATCATGCGGGCCACCTTATGGCGCGGCATATCCTTGGCATAGGTCAGTACCACAGCCTGGTGCAGGTGCGACTGGGTGAACTGCAGCGACTTCACCGCATCGTCCGTCTCGCTCGCTTCAATGCTCTGCACTGGTACCGCACTGTCACTGCTACGGGCAGACGGCACACCCATACGCACAAAGGCCGATTGCTTGGGATAGCCCAGCGCCCCACTCTCTGACTGCTGGCACCAGCGCGCCCAGTTTTCCAGCCGTTGCTTTACCCAATCAATGCGTGCCATTGCCTGCCTCCCGAAGTGCGTCAAGCTGTGCCTGACTGAAACCATAAATGCACGCGTGTGCACAACTAAACCCCGCCATGGCCCAGGCCACGTCCTGCTGAATATCAGGCAGGCTGAAAGGCGTGCCCACCACATAACCGCGCTCCATGGCCCAGAAGCAATTGGGCTCACCACTTACACCCCGGCGCACCAACTGATTCACCCCGCCATTCAATCGGGCCTGCTTGTCCTGAATGTCTTTGTACGTTGCGGGCATGTGCTGCTTGATGATGGCCAGCTGCTCACCCGCGTCTTGCTTTGCCGTCCTAGTGTCCATACTGTCCAACCTTTTCTATAGAGGTAATAGGTGAGAGAGAGTGCATGCTCACGGGCGCGAGCGCGGGTATGTGCCTGCCTGCTTGTGCCTGCCCGCCTTGCAATAAGGCGCTGGGCACTGGTTCAAATCCAAGGTGGCAATGCAGCAGCTTCAACCCCCTCAACTGGGCTATTGAAGGCACTGGCGGGCTCTATACAAACCCCCGGCCACCTTGGACACCTGGACACTCAAGTCATAGGCGCATGCACTGACATCCCCGCCACAGCGCCGCAATGGGGGCGCAGCGCACCTCCCAGCCCTTCGGGCACACCACTGCCAATCTTGCGTCCTGTGGTGTTTGAAGCACGGCGCGTTTCAGCCAGCCGTGTGTTGATGAAGTTAGAACGGTGCATCGTACCCATCCGTATCGCTGGCCACCGGTGGCACAGCGCCCTGAGCAGGCGCAGCAGGGGTATCAGGCACACTGGCCTGCATCTCCTGCGTGTCTTCCTGTGTGGGCCAATTGCGGGGGCGCATATAGCCATTGGCCCGCACCCCGTTGATTTGTTTCTTGACCTTATCCCAGCCTTGGTGATCCAGCCAGCCGCGGATCTGGGCTTCCAGTGCAGGACTGCTCTTGGCAGCATCCACACCCAGAGCCAGGCACAACTGCGCCACGGTCACAAAGTCAGTCAGGTCATTCACCACGGCGCCAATGCCCGTTGGCAACGGTGCACGGGTCAGCACAGCAAGCAACTCACCCTGCACTGCCGTCTCTACCAGGCGGCTTTCCTGCATGGGCTTGAACAGGCGGTCTTCCTGATCTTGAGTCGGCACATACACCGCACCCTGCTGATACAGCACAAAGGCCTCTGCCAGCAGCTGGTCGCGGTACTTGATCAGCCACTCGGTATTGATACGGTTACGCACCGGTATCGGCCAGAAGCGACGATTGCCTGTACGGTCTCGCAGGTAAGTGTTCTCATTGGTGGTACCCACCAGCACACACTGGCGGGGAAACTCGCTGAGTGTCTGCCCATAGGCCTCACGGTAGCGGTCCATCTTGCTGCTGATGAAGGCCTTGATAGCGCCCACCTCAGCCTTGCTGAAGTGCGTCATCTCGGCAATCTCATACACCCACAGGCCTTGCACCTGCTCTTGGGCTTCCTTGCCACGGCCCACCTCAAAAGGCGTGTCGCTATAAAACCCTGCACCGGCCAGCGCTTCCACCATCGTGCTCTTGCGCAGGCCACCAGCGCCTTCCAGCACCGGGCAGTAGTCAAACTTGCAGCCGGGCTCCATCACCCGGTTCACCATGCCCAGCAACCAGCAGCGGCCCACCACTTCCAGGTATTCGGCCATGGCCTTGTTAATCGTGGGCTGCTGTTCATTACCATCGGCATCCATCCACACCACTGGCCGCTCACCCAGCACCTGAATGAGCCACTTGCCCAAGCGCGTTTTGCCATCCCATTCCAGCCCTGCCAGATACTCACGAATGGGGTGAAACCGCCGTGTGTGCGCTACCGTCTGAATGGCCTCCTGCAACGCCGCACGGGCAATGCTGGGCAGGCCGTAGGTGTCAGTCAGGTACTTACCCAGCAGCAAGTCGACCGCGTTGGTCACGTTTCCGGCCTTGCTGTGCGGCCATGGCCATGGCACCCGCGCCTGCACGTTGTTGCTCAGCTCGTTGTAGGCCAGCACATCGCACAGCGTCAGGTCATTCTCAAGGATGGCGATCACCATCTTGCGGCTGGCCAACCAACGCTTGTTGATACGGTCGTAGTAGTGGATCAGCCAGCCCGGTATGGCGTAGCGCCCCACCATGAAGTTGCCCGCCCCATCACGTTCCAGCTCAGGCTCAGGCTTCGCGGCCTTTTCCTTTTTTGCAGGCGCAGGGAACGCAATGACTTGCCCTCCAGTGCCAACGGGGCCATCGATTTTTTCAGCCTCACCGGCTTTGGTGGGTGACAAGGGAATAGCCTGCCCAAAGAAGGACAGCACACGGTCAAAGTCCCAGCCATCCACCTCGATCGCGTCTGCACAGTCCCAGCCGTCAGCCACTGTGCCTGGTGCAGGTATGGGCAGCAGCTGCACGGTGCAGCCCTGCGTATCGTGCAACATGGTCCCAATGCCCAACATGGCCACCATACCCACCTGCTTGTGCTCTGGCAGCAGCGGCATCTGATTTCTGGCCAGATCCAGTGCAGTCTCAACAACCAGGGCGCGATCGGCATCTGTGATCGTGCCACCAATGGCTTCCAGTTGGCTCAGAGCCTGTGCCGTGACGGACTCTTGTGTGCTCTTGGGCAGCTGCTCCCGCTTGCCATCGCAATCAGGCCATGCCATCACCGTGCAGCCAGCCAGCCAGTGCCAGCTGGCCTTCTTCCATGCCTTGCTGCCACCTACCCAGCCACACACCACATACACTCCCGGGGCGCCGACATCCAGCAGCGCCTGCAGCACATCCGCCTTGCGCTCACCCTCCACCAGCACCACGGTCTGCCCCTTGGGCGACTTGCCCGCAGGAAAGTACAGCGGCCGGGGCTCGTCCCATGTCTTCCACTTCCAGGCGCTGGTTCCATCCCGGGCACTGGTGCACCAGGTGTAAGGCAATGTTTCTTTGCCGCCGTCGCTCTTTTTGAAGCGCACCACGTAGCCATACAGCGCATCGTTGATCCAATAGGCCGCTGTGTGCGTGATGTCTTCGGCCTTGCGATACGGGTGCCAAAACGTGGCAGCAGGCGCATGCTCAGGTATGGGGGCCACTGTGGCCCAGCCTTCATCATCGCGGTGTGGCTTAGTGGCGTTGTCTGCCACGGGTGCAGGCACAGGTGCAGGGCGTGCGGGTTGGTTGGCATCAGGCTTGGCACGCATCACACCAGCCACGTCTTCCAGCCCAAGGTTACGGGCCAGCTCTACCGCCGCCGCACCATTGTTCATTCCATGAATAGCCGCATACAGACTCAGCAAATCGCCGCCCTTATGCTCCCCACCATGGTCTTGCCAACACCCCGCCTTCGCACCCTTCATGCAAATGCTCAGCGACGCTGTTTTCTCACTGCGCCAAAAGCTATGCACAAAGTATTCGTTGCCCTGCATCTTGCCGTCTGGCAGCCATTGGCCCACCAGCGAATCAATGCGGCCCAGCAAGGCATCGGCAAGCGCTTCAAATTTAATAGGGGGCAGTGGGCCACGCCCGTTGCCGCCGGGCGGCTTGTGGTCATTCATAGTGTGGCTACCTTGCCCAGTCGGCCATGCACTGGCCTAAGTCAACAAAGCCCTGACTACCGTCTTCGGCATCCTGAACGTCTGGCACAGCCTCAGTGGCGGGTGGTGCATATTCAGCCACCGGGCGGTTGCGGTAAGTCACCCGCCGCTCACCCACCACATGCAAGTGGCCGGCGCGTGTCATCTTGGGCACCAAGGCGCGGGCCACGGTGTAGCCCACTTGGCTGCGGTGCACCATCTCCAGCAGCGTGGCACCGCGCCCACTGGCTGCATATTCACAGCGCAGCGCCTGGGCTGCTTGCAGCAGTGCCAGGTGGGGCTCGCTCACTGGCCTCATGCAGCACCACCTGACAACATCACCCGGCGCAGCGCCTTGATGGTCTCCTGTGCCTCATCCAGCTGGCGTTGCACTTCAGAGCGCGTTTTGCGCAGGGTGTGCAGGTCATAGCCACGCTGGTGCAGCATCCACAGTAGCGGTGCGTCGTTGCCACATTCGTCCATCAGTTTGACCAACTTGGGCCATACCACACCCTCAGTGCCACTCTGCCAGCGGCTGAACTGCGCCTTATCCACCCCCAAGCGGCTCTGCAACTCTTTGTCCAGGCCAAAGCCCGCCAGGTCAGCACACAGCTCAATCGCAGCCCCCAGGGAATGCTTGCGGCCTATCTCTTCGGGGTTTATTTCTACGGGTAACGACACTTGGTTCATATGGCCTCGCAACTTTGTTGAGAGCTGTTGAGTAGCTCAAAAGGACAAAAAAAACGACGATCAGCACCATGCAAAGAGAAAACCCCGCTGGCTACACTGATGGCTCTCACACACACCAACTTCACCAGGGGGTTACTCAACATGGAAAACATAGAGGCCATCAAAACGCTGCAAGCCAAAGTGACAGCTTTAGAAATTGCAGTGAAAGTGCTTTACGCATACGCCCCACTACAGGCAAAGGACGACCTGAAAGAAATTGGCGATGGCTATCTCGATCAGGTGTTGGCACTGCCCATGAGCGAGTCGCATCTAGGGCTTCTTTCACAATCCTTGAGCGCTCTGCATCGGAAATCCTAGAGATCATCCTAGACCCCCTGCACTGCTACGTTTTCCGTAGCTGCTTGCGCAATGTGGGCAGGGGCTTGGGCCAGTTCTGGCCAGTATTTTGGCCATGTGTCGGGCCATATCTCCTTGCGAGTGACGGCCCCATGCGTTGCCAATTCGATGGAAGCACCGTATTGCATAGGAATGCCAGAGGTCTTCCAGTACGAAATGTTCTGCTGAGTAACACCAATGGCCTCAGCCAGCTTGGACTGACTTCCCGCAGCCTTCGCCGCACGTTCAATCAACTCTTTCATATGAATGCACTCCATGGAAACTACAAGCTAGTTTGTAACACGATACAAGCCAATTTGCAACGGCTTATTACAAAATCATTTGTATGAAAAGTTACACGGAGCGGCTTGCCTGGGCGATCAAATGCGCTGGGTTTGACCCCACCAGGGACCAGTCACGCATAGCTGCGCTGATCGGCAAACCCTGCAAACCCCAGAATATTCAACACCTGCTGAACCCGGACAATGCAGTGGAGCACAGCAAATACACCCTCGATCTCGCGCAGGTGTTGGGCTGCGACCCATTCTGGCTTGGCAAAGGAATTGGCATACAACCAACACTCATGGAGGGTGTCACAGCGGCTATCAGTTACCAATACAACCCAAGTAGTGCTGTGCCCATGGTGGCATCACCGCCTCCCCCCGTTTACCTATGGCCATTCAAGTCGTTCACGTTTCAAGAGTACGATCGACTAGCCCCGGAAATCAAACAAAGCTTTGAGAATGTGATCGCGGCCAGCATAGTGAATCGCAGCGATACAGAAAAACAGGAAGCGCCCGCGAATACACCCGCAAATGTTAGGTCAGCATGACACGTTCAGCGGGCAAGTTTTTTGTTTTGCCACTTATAAAAACAACCGGGCAAGAGTCGTTTGGAATCAGTATGAAAGCCAAACTTAAAAGGGATTCCAATGGCATTGATAGCGTGCAAAGAGTGTAAAAAACAAATCAGCAATGAGGCTAAAAGCTGCCCATCGTGTGGGGCAGCGGTACCACAACCCATGTCCCGGTGGAAGATTCTGATTCTAGGTATCTTCACCATTTTCGTCGCTAAGTGCGTCTTTACGGACAAAGTAGAAGCCCCACCTCCCAGCCCGCCATCTGCAGCTGAAGTTGCCGCCAAGGCCAAGCGTGAGGCAGAGTTCCAGTTTGGCATATTGGCTACCAAACTTGTTAAAAATAGCCTCAAGAATCCCGCATCGTTTCAGTTTGTCGATGCAGGTGTTGTTGACGGCGGTGCGCTGTGTCTCACTTACCGCGCCACCAACAGTTTCAATGCCATCATCACCGACCAAATTGCCATAAAACGCAATTTGCAAAAGGGCGACTGGAACAAAGAATGCGGCGGCAAGTCCGTCCCAGATATGAACCATATCAAGCGATTTATTGACTAACTTGTAAATGAAAATCCAAACTACAAATTTATTTGTAGACAGATTACAAATTAGTTTGTAATATTCACTCCACGCCGCCACAAACAGGCGGTCAAGGAGTGAATCTTGCAAACCACCACCCAGAGCCCACCAAGGGCACGCAAGCAGGCCACAGCGCCATTCAGCACAGCAGCCGCTAAGCTGATTGAACAAATCCAGACTGAGGCCCGTGCGCAACTGCTGGCCGACCTCAGCGCCAAAGATGCCGTCACCGTTCTGCATGGCTTCGATGCAGCCAGCCGGTTATTGGAGTTCTACGCCGAATCTGTCTGGATCACCGATAAACATGGCAACCAGTTGCGTATGCACCGCAACCGCATGCTGCCTGAATCATGGGCTGACAGCCCAAGCATGCGTGCAAATTGGAACCCCAGCCATTGGATTGGCTACCAAACGCTGATAGACACCAATGGCAATGCGTGGGAACGCTCTATTCCCGCCCATGTCTGCGACGACTTCGGCAACCTGGTGCAGGTGGCCATATGACCTACCGCGAAGCCTTCGACCACCTGGGCAACCCTATCGCCCGCCCACGCCGCCAGCCCATTGGTCACACCGTGCTGCAAGTGGCTGGCCTCATTGCAACCATTGTGGGCCTGTGCATGCTTGCCTGGTACAAGCCATGACTGCAGCTGCCACCACAGAAAAGCGCAGCCATAAGCGCCGCGCACAGCCCGCTCCAGAACCCATCCTGACCGAGGCCCAAGCTGCAGCCCTGCACACCGCTGCCCAAGGCCTTGCCCACCGCGCCCACCTGGCACCCCGCATTGGCAGCGATATGTACCTGCGCAACCACTACCGCACGGGCGATGGTGAAGTGGTGCAACCCCTGCGCCCCGGCTCTGATCTGGCCATGGCTATACCCAGCCGGGGGTATCGCACATGAAAACCCACTACCGCATGCGCCGCCGCCCATGGCTGCTTGACTTGGCTTTGGCTGTGCTGGGCTTCTTTCTGGCATCCATTGTGGCCAGCATCGTCACGCTGGTGTTCTTTGGGGTGCAGCTGTAATGCACACGTCTGCACACCCCCCACAACTTGCCAGCTACACCGGCCTGCTGTTAGAGCGCCCCCAGGTGCGCACTGCCCTGCTCGATGCGGATGGCCACAACGTGCCTGTGCTTTGTCTGCACCTTGAGCTGGACAACGCCACACATAACCATGTGCATGCCGAGCAGTACTTCCCCACCGGCGCCCATGCCCAATGCCAAGCCGCTGCAGCCCGCTTCAAAAAAGGCCAACGCGTCACCGTGGAAATGCCCCTCATCTCTCACGTCATCAAGGGCGTAGCCGCCCATATCCATACCCACAAAGACCCCTCTAACCAAGCCACCCCAACCACACCAACCCAGGAGCCAACTTCATGCCCCGCATAACTATCACCCTGGAAGACACCCCCGCAGGCGGTGTCTCCATCAAGACCGATTTCACCCCCGCCATTGGCCAACCCTGCAGCGCCGCCCAAGCCGCTGCACTGGACATCATTGGCCGCACCAAACGCGAATGGGGAATGACCCCCACCGGCACCAAATCCCCATTGCTGGCCGAGGTTGATATCGATGCCGTGCACCGCACCCGCGACCATGTTGTAGGAGCCGCACTGTGAACCTCACTCTAGCCACACTCCCAGTACTCAATTCCCCTCTTGAAAACGGCACCTTTGCCGGCCTGACCACCCGCCCCGATGGAACGCACTGCGCGGTCGTATTGCTGCCTGCGCACATAAGCAACATCACCTGGAAGAAAGCTATCGACTGGGCTGCAGAACAGGGAGGCGAGCTACCCAGCCGCCCAGTGGCCTCCCTGCTGTTTGCCAACGTCAGAAGCCTGCTCAAAAGCGACTGGCACTGGACCCATGAGGTCTATAAACACAACGCCTCCTACGCCTGGGGTTGCGGCTTCGGCGACGGCTACGTCGGCAACGACCGCCACGAGAGCTTTGAGGGCTCAGCCGTTGCCGTCCGCTTGATTCCCATCACCGCTTAATCCTTCAATCCTTTTTTGTCACTGGAGCCAACTATGTCCGCCATCACCCTTGAAGCCATCGAGGCCAAACAAACCGAACTCAGCCAGCTCATTGCCAAGTTCAAAGAGCAGCCCAAGCCCACTGTCACCTACATCGAAATTGAAGGAACCACCATTGCACTGCAACCAGGAGAGCGCTATGCCGGTGTGGTGCTGGACAGCGATGGAGACATTGTTAGCCACCTGGTCGTAATGGCCCAGCGCCCCGATAAGAAATTGACATGGCAGGCCGCTATGGATTGGGCCGAAAGCATTGGCGGATCACTGCCCGATCGTCAAGAGCTATCCCTGATCTTTGCCAACTGCAAACCGCACTTGGAAGCCGCATGGAACTGGTCCCATGAAACCCATGCAGATGACGCCTCCTACGCCTGGCTTTGCTACTTCCGCGACGGCACCATCGGCCACGACCACAAGAGCTTTGAGGGCTCAGCCGTTGCCGTCCGCTTGATTCCCATCACCGCTTAATCCTTCAATCCTTTTTTGTCACTGGAGCCAACCATGTCCGCCATCACCCTTGAAGCTATCGAGGCTAAGCAAACTGAACTCAGCCAGCTCATTGCCAAGTTCAAAGAGCAGCCCAAGCCCACTGTCACCTACATCGAAATTGAAGGAACCACCATTGCGCTGCAACCAGGCGAGCGCTATGCCGGTGTGGTGCTGGATAGCGATGGAGACATTGTTAGCCACCTGGTCGTAATGGCCCAGCGCCCCGACAAGAAATTGACATGGCAGGCCGCTATGGATTGGGCTGAAAGCATTGGTGGGTCACTGCCCGACCGTCAAGAGCTATCCCTGATCTTTGCCAATTGCAAACCGCATTTGGAAGCTGCATGGCACTGGTCCCATGAAACCCATGCAGACGACGCCTCCTACGCCTGGTATTGCTACTTCGGCTACGGCTACATCCTCAGCTACCTCAAGAGCTTTGAGGGCTCAGCCGTTGCCGTCCGCAGCGTCTGAATCCTTCAGTCCTTTAATCCTTTGATTAGTAGTCATGCTCAGCCATCAGGGTGAGTGCAAGTCTGTAGCGGATTGGGCGCGTGATATTGGCATCAATGCCAATGTCATCCGGCAACGCCTCTATCTCGGATGGGATACAGCACGGGCACTCACCACACCCGTTATGAATCGAGGTCACAAATGACCCGCCGCAAGACCGTGCATGTGGCACTCAGCCGCCTGCAAGATATGCCCACAGCCGATCTGCACCAAAGCGCCAACAGCTACTTTGGCCTGCTACGCCAAGCCACCCATAGCCACCACGACCGCACCCGTATTGCCAAGCTCATGCTGCAGCGTGGGCATGTGGTCAAGGGTGACTTCACCAAGATTTATAGGAGGAAATCGGCATGACCAAGAGCCGCGGCATATTGCCACCAAAGATATTTTGGACCGATGCTGAAAAGGCACTCGTGATCCAGCTCTACCCCAACACTAAGAATTCTGAAATTATCCGCATCCTCGGACGCCATACTGAAAAGTCTGTCTGGGGCATCGCAAAGAAGTTGGGTGTTAAGAAGTCGCCAGAGTATCTGCGTGTGATGGGTGGCTACCTTGATGGCCACCGGGGTGCACAGAAGAGATTTCAACCAGGCCATACACCATGGATCAAGGGAAAGAAGCTGCCAGGCTGCACAAGTTCCACCAGCTTTGTAAAAGGCCAGCGCCCTTCAAATTGGATGCCCGTCGGGTCTCACCGCGTTAACTCAGAAGGCGTACTAGAGCGCAAGATCAAGGAAGGCAATAACGGCGCGCTGAATTGGGAAGCTGAGCACCGACTGGTCTGGAAGGAAGCCAATGGCGCTATCCCCCGCAATCACTGCATCGCTTTCAAGCCGGGTCGCTTCACCAACAAGCTTGAGCTCATCACGCTCGATGCCATCCAGTTGCTCAGTCGCAAGGAATTAATGCTGGAAAACAGCATCTGGAAAAAGAGTCCCGAGCTTGCACAGCTGTACCAACTCAAAGGACAAATCACCCGCCAAGTAAATCGAATTAAGGAGTCACAAAATGCGTAACCCCCACATTGACCAGGTGCGCCAGTCGCTCCTGGATACCCTATCCGACCTGCGCAACAAAGAGCAGCCCATGGACATCGAGCGCGCAAAGGCCGTGGCTCAGGTTGCCAGCGTCTTGGTGGACACCGCCAAGGTAGAAAACGAATACCTGAAGATTACCGGCCAGGACAACAGTTCGTTCCTGGAGCAGTCGGTTGACGATAGCCAGCGCATTACCACTGTCGCCAGCCCATTCCCACAGGTCGGCAATATCACTCGCCACCGGCTTCAGGGGTAAGTCGTGGACAAAGCAACCAAGCCCGTAAAGCTCCAATCCAACATGCGTGGCGGCTGGCGCGACGTTTTGGAGTTTGATGCTTCCGATCAGGAAAAGACCGACGACATCATGACCTGCGCAGAGCATCTGTTCCAGGAAATCGATGGATGCAAGCTACGGATCATCGTTCTAGGACAAACGGCACCGCTGATGAACTGGACGTATGCGAATGGATGGCGCGAGTGGCGCACGGGGGCTGCAGCATGACCTTTCCCCACTGCTCAGGCCTCAAGTCCGAAGGCTTCTGCGCCAAGACTGGCCAGTGCGCGCTGTACCGCAAATGGTGGGAAGGTCACAAGACAGAGATGGTGCTGTGCCAGTTCAAGAAATATGACCGCTTCACACCCATGAAGCTGGAGGCCGCAATGCCCCAACCCGTTCAATCCCTGCCCATCGGGCGCACTTTGGACCTATTCGCATGAGCCGCAACAAAAAACCCCGCAAGGCCTACCGCCCCCGCCCAGTCACCGCCGAGACCATGCGCCTGGTCATGAGCAACGTGCAGATACCGCCCAAGGCCGATCGCGATGAGGTGACCAACTACCTCACCCGCGCCATCAAGGCGCTGCGTGAAGGCCGCGCCACTGAGCTGGACTGGTCTATTGCTGCAGGTTCCGTCGAAACTGCCGCCAAGATCGAGGCCGGTGGCATCGTGTGCGGTATCGAACATCTGATACTGCCCGCCGATACCGCCCTGCAAGCCATCTACTTCCGCGCCAAGCGCATTGGCAATGGCCACTGGCTAAGCCCCACCCTCTACGGCGCGGAAATCAATGCGCTGGACGACCTGCTATTCGCCCACACGCTGCAGCTCAGCAAACTCAGCCGCGCCGAACTCTTGGCTGTGCTGGACAAAGCCGCCAAACAAGTCACTGCTGATGGCCATGTGGCCACCGTTGTCACCGATATCGAAACCCTTGGAGGAATTGCAGCATGAGCCAATCCGAATACGCCACTGCTGATGAAACTGCAGCTGTCATCACCCGCAAAGCCACCCCCAATGAAACATGGCTTGAAGCCCAGCTGCAACGTATCAATCCCTACCTTGGCGACACTGGCAGTGGAGACGGTTTGCGTGAAACTGAGTTGCTGGCCTACCAGCTGAGAGACGAAATCACTACCCTCAAAGGCGAGGCCAATGTGATGCGCATCCTGCTTGAAAAGTGCCTAGACGTAATCGCCACTATCGACCCTGATGATCACGATGAAGCCAAGCGCCTCAAGAAACTCACTGACGCGGTGAAGGCTGTCACAGAAGCTGTGGTGGTGCGCACATGACCCACCCCATGCAACCCGAAATCCTCACCGCAGCCGGTGACTACTTCAACCTGGTCAACCCCCGCCAGAGCAATATCGACATCACTACCATCGCCCATGCGCTCAGCCACCTGTGCCGCTTCACCGGCCACACGCGCACGTTTTACAGCGTGGCCCAGCACAGCGTGATGGTCAGCTACCTGGTGCCGCCCGAAGACGCACTGGCAGGCCTGCTACACGATGCCACTGAAGCCTATGTGGGTGACGTGGCTGCACCGCTCAAGCAGATGCTGACCGACTACCAAACGATAGAGCGCGGTGTTGAAAAAGCAGTATTCACCCACTTTGGCCTGCCCACCAGCTTGCCCGCCAGCGTGAAATATGCCGACCGTGTAGCGCTGGCCATCGAAGCCCGCGACCTCATGCCCGCTATCGACCACGTATGGGACATCGTGCGCGGTATCGACATCAGCACTATGCCCACCATCGAACCCTGGGCACCCCACAAGGCCAAGCGCGTGTTTTTGGAGCGCTACAACAGCCTGGTGCTATTGCAAGCATTCGGAGACATAGCAGCATGACCCAAGACATTGTTGTCAACGCCGCACTGATGGCACTGGACAAAGTGGAGCGCCAAGAAACTGCGCTGCGCCTTGCACTCGAATCACTCAAGCTGTCTTTGTTCGATGTGAGCGAGCAAGCCATCAAGCAACGCCATGAAGCCAAGTGCGCCGTGGAGGAAGCCCTGCAATGACCACTATCGAACTGCACTGCGAGATCCGCGCCCGCTCCGAGCTGGCCGTGTTGATCTTCGACGGCCACAAAACCGTCTGGATTCCCCGCAGCGAGATCATCGCTATGGCTATACATGAGGGAACTACCGGCGACCCCCACGCCACACTCACACTGCCAGACTGGCTGGTGCGCGAGAAGGGCATCAATACCGACCAGCGCGACGACAGCACCGCGGATCTGTTTGGAGGTGCAGCGTGAATACTCTCAAACGCGGCCTCACCCATGCCGAGGCCATGGAATACGTGGGCGTGAAGCGCCGCACCTTTGACGAAGTATGGCGTCCACAGCTGGTGGCTATGCGCCAGGGCGCGTGCGTGGTGTTTGACCGGCTTGATCTGGATCGCCTATTCGACCGCTTCAAACAAGAGGCCTCTGGCCAGCCCGACGCGGCCAACGATTCGACAGGCCAGGCGTTGCCGGCGCACAATGGCGACCGGAACGAACGGCCCATCAAACCGAAAGGAGAACATATATGGGCCAAAACACACGGGGAATCTATCCCCAAAAAAACGGGCTCTGGCAAGTCGACAAGTGGAAGTGGTCTACTCGATTTTTCCAGCGCGGCTTTGAAAGTTATGACGAAGCGGAACGCTGGCTGATCAAGCAGCTGGGTGACAAACGCGAGGCCGTGGTCCACGGCGTGCGCACCACCTATACGTTTGACCAGGCAGCAGCCCACTACGTCAGCCTGCATGCCGACAAGGCATCGATCGAGACCGAGATTTACATGCTCACCAGCGTCATGCCCTACATCGGCACACTCGCGCTGCACCAGGTGCACGATGGCACGCTCGCGCCCTTCCAGACCGCAAGGTTGGCTGAAGGGCGTGCACACAAGACCATCAACTTGGCGCTGGGCGTAGTGCGCCGTATCCTCAACCTGGCGGCTACCAGCTGGCGGGATGAGAGCGGCAAGACGTGGCTGGAGCAGGTACCCAAGATCACACTGCTACCCCTGGTTGGTCACCAGCGCGAACCGCGCCCGATCACCTGGGGCGAACAGCGCACCCTGCTGCCCAAGCTGCCAGACCACCTGGCACGCATGTCGCTGTTCACCTTGAACACTGGCGTGCGTGATGACGTGGTCTGCAGTCTGCGGTGGGAGTGGGAGATCAAGGTGCCCGAGCTCGGCATATCGGTGTTCGAGGTGCCACGGGAGCACGTCAAAGGGCGCAAAAAATCGCGGGTGGTGATCTGCAATAGTGTGGCGCAGTCGGTCGTTGAATCTGTACGTGGCCAGCATGAGGACTACGTCTTTGTGTACCGGCGCGAACGGGTAAAAAACACCGACAAAGCGCCCAAGATGCCCTATCGACCCATCGGGACCATGAACAACACCGCCTGGCAGACAGCACGCAAGGCCGCTGGCCTGGGCGATCTGCACGTGCACGACCTGCGCCACACCATTGGCATGCGTCTGCGCGAGGCGGGTGTGGCCGAGAGCACTATCTCCGACATCCTGTGGCACAGCACCAAGACCATGACCCAGCACTACAGCGTGGCGCAGATCGTGGAGCTGCACCAGGCGCTGGAGAAAGTGAAGGACGACGCAGGCCGGTGGAACAAGAGCCTGGCGACTCTCAGGCGTGAGCAAGAAGCGGCACTTCGGGAGGCCACTCCCGCAAAAGTCCCGCAGGTGAAAGTAGCGTAGAAACGAAAAACCCCTCAGATATCGCTATCTGAGGGGTATCGTTTGGTGCGGCTGGCAGGAATTGAACCCACGACCCCTTGGTTCGTAGTTTTGCAGCCGTTGTTAAGTGATTGATTCATAAGGGGTCGGTGCCGTTCGTTCCAACTGATTGTGCACTGTATTGCGCTGACTTTTGAGGGTCACTCCCGCAAAAGTCCCATGTGTCATTCAAATCTCAAAAATAGGAATACTGTATGCTTTTGCAGTGTATTGCACTGTTTACAAACTCAAGAAAGACGGCCTGCCGCTGGAGCGTGAGGCTGCGAAAGCCAATGGAATATATGGCCGGCTGCAGCTTACCCGCAAGCGTGCCACCGGAATGCCTGCGGTAGAGGCCATGCTGCTGAGCGACAGTGGCGCCCAGCTCATGTGCATATCCAGCGCAGAGGTGCGGCGCATTGATGGCGATGGTGTACTTGTGCGCGGTATGGAACAACACCCTGCAAGCGTTGTTGTTCCACAAGTCTGGTGGTGTGTTATCGACCAGCCAAACGAAAAAAAGCCCCCCACCCCGTGAGGGATGGAGGGCATGAAGGCCGTGAACCTTGGCACGGCGGGAGACAACTGCAAATGGGTTATGGAAGCGATCTGATCGTGTACGCGTCTGCACGGCAGCTCGCATACGCCACATTCACTTCATCGGCCTCGCGGGTGAGCTGTTGAAGTAGTCCACCAAGCTCTGCTGAAAGTAGCCCGCCGGTTTCGGCTGGGTGGTCTGCACGATCACTGGGGGCGCTGGCAGCACTATCCGAGGTGCTACCACCACCTGCCCCACATCCGGTGCCGTGGGGGTCGCGCAGCCGCCCATCATGGCCAGCAGCAATGCGCTGTAGGCGATCAGACAAATCAGACACAGTTTTTTGATGACTAGCATCTTGTCGCTCCTGGTCGTTTTTCAGTTCGGCAAGCGCTTGTTCAGCGCTGCGGGTTTTTTCGGTCTCGCTGGCCAGCAGGGCAGCAGCGTCGGCTTTCAGTTGAGTGATGGCCACTGCGTCTTTGGCCCACTGTCGATCGGCACCGCGCTGCTCTATGGCCTGCTCACCCATATACAGCAGCACCAGCAGGGCCAGCACAGCGGCGATCTTGATAAGCACATTGGTCATAGGGCTCCCCAGTGGGTTGGTTTCGTGTCTTGATAGTCGCCCTTGAGCGTGTTGAATACCAAGAAAAATGCCCTGTGCATTCCACTCGCTTCCAAGTCGCGGCCTTGGCTTTCATACTGCTCGTGCTTGTCCTTCAGTTTGCGAAGTGCAATCTTTTCCACAAGCAAAAATTCGGGCTGATCGATATCGGTGGTGATACGACTCATGGGCAGCCCGGCCCCATATCGTTACCGCCGTACACCTTGCGCTCAAATCGGTCTTTGCAATAGTCCGCTGCGCAGCTCTTGCCATCGTCTGGTAGCCATGCCATGTTGTAGACCGCATCGCGGCCACCACAGGCCAGTGGAATCACATGGTCGATAGCCCAGCCGGGGCAAGCACCTTTGTGCAGGCCTGTGCTGGGGCATGCCCACATCTTTTTGAATGCGTTGATGACCTTTGTGCTGCGCAACGTCTTGCCCTCGGCATCGCGCACCACTTCACCTGCATAGCGGTAGTCAATGATGGGGTCCAATGTTTGCGCTTTGGCTTGACCATTGAAGATGACAAAGCCCCAAATCAGGGTCAGCACCACAATCAAATAAGCCTTGGTGTTCACGCCAATACCTCCATCGCTACGTCATACAGTGCCACCCGCTCAGCCTGGCCATTCAGGCCGCCATTGATGATGCGGGTGATCTTTTCAAAGTGGCCAGCGTCTGCCAGCTCATTGAGGCCGTGGCACTGCCAAAACCACATGGCAGTGCGCATGGCGTATTCAGGCTGTGCCACCAGCTCAGGCGCATTCACAAAGTCAGTGGCCAGCGCTGTGCTGGCACGCTGGTAATTCGCCCGGCCCGTGAGCTGAATGAGGCCACGGCCACGGTACTTAAAGCCATCGCCTGGAAATACATTGCCAAGGTCTGAACGGCCTTCATACCGGGCCTGTGTAGGTGTGGGCCCCCACAGCTCAGTCAACCAGCGCAGGCCGCCGCTCTCATGGCCCACTTGCGCCAAGAATGCAGCCATGCGGTCGGGAGTAGTAATGTCAAAGTCAGGCGCTGCCACTTCAATAACCGGCGCAAACACAGTGGCACGGTCCAGCCGGGCATTGGTAGCGCGGGCAAGGTCTTCGGGGGATAGCGTCATGCGTCAGCCCTCTTTCACACGGGTGCGAATAATCAACGTAGCAAACCCTGCCAGCACCATTGTTTCGGCCAGCGTGGGCGCTTCCAGGTGCATCAGCAGCTCGTAGTGGTCTTGCGGCAGACCCATAGCTAGCAGTAGTGGCGTGGCGACGGCACCACCGGCGCCTATCGCCAGCAGTGTCCAAGCCAATGCCTTGAGACCATCCACCACGCGCTTGTGTGCAGATAGGTCCGGTGCGAATGGTGCAGTGCGCTCCAGCTTGTTCAATGCTTCGGCCAGCACAATGAAGCCCGCCAGCCAGTGGGCGATTTGCAGTGCGGCGCTCATGGTGTTGGGCTCCCTACAGGTGGGTTTCCAAACTTCGCTATCAGTATCAGCAGCACGCGCTGCGCACCACCGCCAACGCCAAAGGCAGCACTCAGAAGCAAGGCGTCTGGCAGGCTGGCCAGCAGCAATGCAAGCGGCGTGAGGTAGCCCGCTGTGACACTGCTTGCCACTGCGACAAACATGCGCTTGAAGGTGGTGCGAAGCAGCTCTTGCCAGGTGTCACCAGACGATGGCACTGAGTTGAGCAAGATGATGGCGACCAGTGAGCCTGCAAAGCCTGCCACCAATACGTCAGCACGCAGGCCCAATGACACGCCAAAGGCAGAAATCAGCGGCACAGACAGGCCAGCAGCGGTGTAGGTAGCCACTGCAGCAGCAGTGGTTGACGTGGGTTCTGGCATGGGTCTCCTTGAGGTTCTCTTGTTAAAAATGGGCGTAAAAAAAGCCGCTGGTGGGCGGCTTGGTGATCTCGTGGTATGTTTCTAAAAAAAGGGATGGATCGATGAAAATAATAATTTTTATACTGATGGTTGCAGCATTAACTTCTGCTTGTGGTGGGGGTGATACACAAACCAGTGCTGCGCCGATATTAGCTACCCCAATAATTCCTGAAAATATTGCCACTTGGGGAGACTCGCTTACCGCTGGAGACGGCGGTACACCTTACCAAAATCAACTTGCATTGCTGCTTCCCAATCGGACGATCCACAACGGTGGCGGATCTGGACAGGGTTCGACCAGCATTGCCGTTCGTCAAGGCAGCATCCCCCTTCAAATCTCAGTGACAGGAGACGTCATTCCCGCAATAGGTGAAGTAAACCTGACATCCACGACTGCAAAGACTGGTACGTTCAACTACCGAGACCCCGGAAAACTTTTTGGCACGTTGTCTGGAGTTCACGGATACATTGAACGAATCCCCAATCCAGACTCGGCTATCACGGCGCTGCGCTTTATTCGTGATGATCAAGCCGGATCGAATACTGCGTCGCCCGGCAATAGCACTTACACCGTTGACACTCTTGGCCGCGACAGTTGGATCAATATTTTCTGGATGGGGAATAACAACATCCCCGATTCGACAACCGTTAAGAGCGACATCGCCACTGCAGTTGGGTTTCTCAAAGCAACCCACAAGAAATATATTGTTATGTCCATCACGAACAACAGTTCGCGGATTAAAGGCACTGCTGATTACCAAATCATCATTGACCTGAACCAATACCTTGCGACCCGATATCCTGACAACTATTTGGATATCCGCTCTTACCTGGTCAGCCAGTATGACCCCACCAATTCCCAAGATGTTCTCGACTTTCAAAACGACCTCACCCCATCATCTCTGCGTGTCGATGGAATCCACCTAAACACTAAGGGATATGGATTAATTGCGAAGCGAATTTCAGAGTTCATACTGGCTAAAGGCTGGTGATTTTTCAAATATCAGCTGATGCACGAACTATCCCCGCACCAGTGGAAAGTACCCATGCACCCTTACCCTGAACAATCGTGAACTGAGCTGGCCCGAACGCTGTTCCAGTCGCATCAACTCCCCGCACATCCAGAGTAAATGCCCCCGTAGTTGTATTGCGAACAAACCACAGTTTCGGCGTAAAGCCCTGAAAGTAGACTGTTCTAGCGCTAGTCAGTACCCCGGAAAACTCAAGCACTTGCGCAGTAAGCCTTGTGTCATTTTTCAAGTTCATTGCACCTGTTCCCGATACATCAATGGTGCTGTATCCAGAACCCGTATGGAATAGTGAACCCGCTCGCACTGGGTCTTGCGTAGATGCATTTCCCGTCTGCTCCTGGTAAGGCGATGGTGTAATGAAACCCCAGAACGGCCACTTTGCAATATAGATACCGATTGCACGTTTTGCCTGAGTGTCAAAGTGAATGCCATCACCAACCCATCCAGATTTTTGGCGAAGAAGTGCGGGATTAGTTGGGTCACGCACTACCTTGTCCAGATCGAGGACTAAATCAAACGTCTGCTTTATCCACAGGTTTAGCGCTTGACGCATTGCCTCATAAGCAGTGTTTGCTTGAATGCTTGATGTAGGTGTACAGGTGCAAATAACTGGAGTCATACCGTCAGTTACGGACTGATCTCGCATCCACAAAATATCTGTCTGAATATCAGCAAGCAACCTGCCTTGCACGATGTCATTGATGCCGCCCTGAATGATGGCGTGTGATGCATTCACGGCTAACGGAGTCATGTCCGTAACCCAACGTGAACGCATATTTGCTGTAGTGTTTCCACCTACGCCACGGTTGAAGAAGGGCACGTTAAGTTGGCCTTCTGCCCATCGCGTCCATTCAGTGGATGATGCAAGATCAACACTACCAGCAGCGCCTTGCACAGTGGAATCACCAATAACTGCAACACCCATTTTTGTTGCATCAGGAACTTGCTCAATCATGAACCCGCCAATGCGTAGATCAATTGATACTGAGCTGCGATTCAATGCGAACCAATAAGGATCATTGTTTGGGCCAGCGCCTAGTGCTACCGCTGGGTTAGGCATTAAATCTAACTTCCCAGTAGTGGTGGCCTGTGCGAGTGCCCAGATACGCCTTACAGTTCCATCTACCAAACGTGCGTTGTGGCCGTTATCTCCACCGGCAGATAGGTTTCGCATCCATACAAATTTCTCAGTGTCCCCAACGCTTAAAACATAGCAAGAAATTAGGTATTTCTTTCCAGCCGTTAAGATAACTCCAGTTCCTACTAAATTTGCATTAGATGCAGAGTAAAAATTACTCCCATATATCCTTTGCATCAGGATATTTTTGAAAGTCACCGATCTTGTTGTGTCCTTCGTCGCATTGATGACGCTCATATTTGTAATATTTGTCGAATACGAAATCAAATTCCGAATCGCACCAAGCTGCAAATTCCCATTGATATGCAATGCACCATTGCTATAGCCAAGGCCGATTGAATCCTGCAAATAGTTGAGTGGCTGTAAAAGAAAAGCGGGGTCTTGTGAAAGATCAGTCAAACCGGAATCTAGGTTTCGCAACTCAGCTTGTAATTGAATAGATGGAACTCCTATTCCCAATGGCTGATAGCCAACCAATGTTGCACCGGTTGAAGATGCCAAATCTTGCTCAATAACACCTTGGTACACGCGCCACTTGCTTGCAGTGTCAGTTGCAAATGCTGCACTGGAGGTATGCGAGACAATACAGACGTACCAGGTGCCCGCATTGCTCACCAAGTCTTTGATCAAGTAGAGGGTTGCAGTGACCCATGCCCCCCGGTTATTGATGGCCGCAAGGCCACCAAGTAAACCAGCCATAGTTGCTTTTGTTGTGCCCAGTCGATCTGTTGATGTAGCCAATGTAGACGTAGCAATTTCAGCAATATGGTCTACATCCAGCTTGGCATTTTCCAGGTCAGCAATAGAAATTCCGGTCATACGTTCTTTCGTAGTAAACAATAAAAAAGCCGCTCAAAAGCGGCTGGGTAAATGGGGCTAGCGTGGTAGCGGGTTAGCTGATCACGCTGTCACGGGCGGGCACGGCGGTGTTGTCATACAGGTAGTAGTCGGGGCTGTAGTTCACAGCTTTGATGTTGCAGTACTGCTGGTCGCTCAGGTCTATCTCTTGCACCAGGTAGGCCATGGCGCCGCGTGCGGTGTCGGCAGCAAAGCTGTAGATGGTGCGAATGCCGTCCACCCCATTGGTGGTGACGATGGCCTCACTGGGCAGGTTTTGCAGCAGCACTTGCTTGTTCGTGGGCCCCGCAGTGACCGGAATGCTGTGCAGTGACCCATCGCGGCGCATCAACACCAGGCTGTGCGGCTGGCCAGGGGTGAACTCCACCCGCTGGCTCAGGGTGAGCAGCAGGCCCACTTGGTCCACCACTTCGCCGTCGTAACTCTTGAAGCGGGTGTTGTCCACCACATCAATGCGTGCATTGGGCAGCAGCGACCGGGCATCCAGCGTGGTGGTGGTGTCGATAGAAATGCGCTGGTGCATGAGCTTTTGGTACTCGCGGTTGGCCCGCTTCCAGGCTTGCGCAAAAGACCGTATGCCCACAATCTCATACTTCTTGAGTTTGCTGTAGCTGCCATCCAGCGGCAGGGTGATGGTTTCGCTCTGCTTGGTGTCGGGGTCGCTGTAGACAAACTCCACGCCGTCGTAGTCTGCATCGCTGGCAAATTTGCGGGTGATGGTTTCGGCGTTGGGCTTTTTGTTGCGGTGGGTGAATAGCGCGGTAGATGCGGGCTGCAGCTGGTCCAGTGCCAGGCGTATCTTGCCGTTTTGGCGGTAGGCAATGCAAAAGCCGGCATTGGCTATGAGTGCCAGCGTTTCTTCAAAACTGGTGTTGTCTGAGTCAAACGTGTAGTTGAACTGGCCGCACTCTGCGTGCCAGGCATCGAGCTGCTGTTGCACACCCCATATCTGCGCCATGTCCACTTCGGTGGCCAGATCACGCGCACCGATCTTGGGATCCACACTCACCGCGGCAATGATGTCGCACAGCTTCGAGCTGGTGTGCAGCATGCCGCTGGCCAAGTGGCCGTCAGCCGACAATGTGGCACTGAAGCTGGTGCCGTCATAGGTGGGTATCTTGCGCGATGCCACACAGTTCAATTGCCGGGCCTTCACCGCCGTTGCGCGAGACGTAGCCTGCGTGATGGTGTGGATGGTGGTCTTGTTGCCAAACTCTGTTTTGCTCACCGGGCTGATGCTGTACAGGTCTGCCCACTTGATTTCATCCATTACGGTGCCTGCAAAGGCATAGTCATATGGCGTAGTGCGGCGCATGCGCACCCGTGCGGGGCCCACCCAAGAGGTGATGTGCTCCAGCGTGTCGGCCTTCTCGTCGGTAGCAGCGCCAGTGAGCGAGCCAGACACTGTTTCCACTAGGCCTGTGGGTACCAGCGCGAGGCTCAGCTGCTCGATATAGACCGTGAAGGCTACCGTGGTGCCAACCTTGCCCCCGTTGTCTTTGTACATGCCTTGGGGCGCGATGACGTTGCACCACACCTCAGTGCGGTCGGGGTTGTTCAGGGTGATCCAGTCGGTGTAGTCGGTCACACCCGCCAGCGGGATGGAGCAGGTGTGGTTGGCAATGACCGACTTCCAGCCCAGCGTGCTGGCGGCCGACAGGCGAATGAAGCCATCCCCCACTTCAATGATGGGATAGGTGCCCGTGTAGTTGCGGGTCACGCCGAAAGTGGCGTTGATGGTGGACTCATTTACCAGCGAGCCAGACACGGTGACGACATTGGAACTGGGCTTGGTACTGATGGTAAAGGTGCCGTTGTTGGCCGCATTGGCAAAGCCGCTGGTGGTGAATGTGTCGCCCACCTGCAGATGTACAAACAGCGACGCTGCAGCGGTATCGGTAAACGATGAACCTGCCGCCGCCACTGTGATGGCGCCGGGCCCGGTGTAGGCCGTAAAGTCGGTCATGGTGACCGCAACGCTTGCGCCCACGGTAGCCACCGAGTTGAAGTTGGGGTTGCGCAGCACCTGGGTGATGATGCCGCCGCCCACATCAGGCGTGAAGGTGTAGACCGCATCCGCTGCCTGCACTTGGTTGAGTGCCTTGAGGGTGATGCCATCCACCTCGATCGCACGGGCAGCGGTCAGCACATCGTCAACAATGGCTGCGCCAATTTGAAGCATGGGGGCATGGCCACTGTTTGGACTGGTAAATGGTGCGTACACCGATGCGCTGGCCCCTGCAATCTCGCTGATCAGCGTGTCACCGTCACGCAGCTCTGCAATGTCGTAATAGCCCCGGCCCACACAGTAGTAGCCGTACTCATATTTTTTGTCGGCAATGTACTTGGTGTAGGTGGGCATCATCAGCGACGGGGTGCTGAGCACGGTGCCATAGATGTCTTCCACCCGCTCCAGCATGCGCACTTTGTTTTGGCGCGATGCCAGGGCGTTGTTGGGGCTTTGCTGGGTGCGGTTGACGTTGCCCGGCATCTCTGGCTTGGGCACCAGCGACACAACGATGATGGCGCTGACGATAGCCACCGCCGCGATGATGAGCCAGCTCACCGGGTCCAGCCCGCCGGGGGACTGCAAAATGGTGTACTCCGCACTCTGCGCGTTCAAGATGGCTTCGATATTGCCGGTGATTTCGGTCTCTGCACTAGGTTCACCCGCAAACACTTGCACGTTGACGGTAGGCACATCACCATAGTGCTGCAGCAGCCATTCGCCCAGACTCTCAGCCTGGAACACTTGGGGTGCCACCACAGCCAGCGGGTGCTCATACAGGGTGATTTTCATTTGGCCCAAAACTCCACGACTTCATAGGCATCGCGCACGACGCTCAGTTCTTCATACACGGTAAGGTTGGGCTGCGCGTGCAGCACCTTGCCAGCGAAGTAAATGCCACAGTGGTGAATGCCTATGCGCTCAAACTTGGAGAGCAGAACGATGCAATAGTCCACCGGCGCTTCTACCTTGGCAAACCCATGGGCGCTTTTGTGAATGGCCAGCCGGAAAGCTGCAGCCATCTCGCGCACCGAGCGGTTCACCGTTTTGTAGTCCACCGCCACGGCTTGTAACTCGGTGGCATACACGTCGGCCACCAGCTCCCAGCAAGGCTGGGGGCCATAGGTCTTGGCCAGGTAGGTATTCACGTTCATAAAAAGCCTCGCAGCATGGGGATCACCTTGGGCACATACAGCTCACCCGTGCGGGTGATGTTCAAGCGGGGTGACACGGCCTTGATTTGTGCCCCGCCCTTTACCCATGACACCGACTCCACCTGCAGCGTGGCCATGCCTTGGTGGTTGACCAGATCGTCACTGAGGTATTCGCGGTAGACCACGCGGGCCTTCTCAGCGGTGTACAGCGGCACCAGGTCCATTTGCTCGCGGAAGATGTCCATATCGTCCACCAGGCCCAGGCGTATGTCGTACACCTGGTCCAGATTGCCGGGGGACCCCGCCAGCGTGATTTCGATGTTGGCAGGTGTCATGGTGAAGCCACCCGCCACGCCGACATAGGGCTCACGCCATAGGTGCCAGGTGCTCATGGCGCTGTGCGATATCTCTAGCGTGCGAATGGGGTGCACATTTTGCGGAGCGCTGGCGTAGAACACGCGCAGGCGCTGCTCAAGGTCTACGCTCATAGCACGTTAGTCTCCACAGTGGCAAAGCTGGCAATGCGGGCCAGCAGCTCATTGGTGGCAGCACCGTTGGTGTTGTACAGCTCCACCAGGGCCAGGGCTTCTTCGGTGTTGAGTGCGTAGGCGCGGCTTTCGGCTTCCACCACAAAGCTCACCACCATGGCAATGCCGCCCGTGCGGCTGGCCTGGTAGCTGTCGGGCATGATGTTGCAGCTGTGCTGCTCTGTGCCAAAGCCAGAATCCAGCGGCATGTCGAAGGCAATAGCACCTTTTTTGATGACCTGGTGGTAGAAGGCTGTCCAAACGCTGAACTGCAGCTTGTCCAGAATCAGCGTCACGCTGAACTGGCTTAGGCCACGGTCATAGTCCAGACCAAAGCGGGCGGCACCACCGGCTACATCGGTACGCATGACACCGCCAGGGCCGCCGTGGCTGTAGGCGGCCACAGTGGGCTTAAAGCCATTGGGTAGGGTAGGCATAGTCTGTGGTTCTTATCGGCTGCGCTGCACGGCATAGCTGCGGCCCATGGCGCGGCTGGTGCGGCTGTTGGGGTCGGATAGCTGTGCGGCAGTTTGGGAAACCGCCTCTTGAATGATCAGCGCCCGCTCGGTTTGGCTGATACGCTGCTCTGTCACCTGCCCGATCTTGGCGCTGGTGTTGTTGACAATGGTGAGTGTCATGGGGGCATTGGAGGCACCGCCCAAGGCGCTGTTGGGGATGATGGTGCCGCTGCCTGTGGGCTTGAAGATTTCAGGGCCTTTTTCACCCACAACGAAGGCACCACCGCCCCACACCGCACCGCCTTTTTCCCGCATGCCTGCGATAGCCATGCCTGCAACCATACCTGCGCTGGCATAGCCCGTGGCGCGGATCATCATGGCCATGGGAATGCCAAAGATGCCTGCCTGTGCACTGGCCTTGGCTGCTGCCACCTCGGTATTCAGCAAAATCTCGGCTACTGCAATGGCCTTGCTCGCCAGGAAGACGGCCTTGCCCAAGTCGGACTGGTCTTGACCCGATTTTTGCAGCAGACCATAAAGCTGGTCAGCCGTATTGCCCATCATGGCCAGGCTTTGGAGGTCATGGGACGCCTGCATGTCGGCAAGGGCTTGCTGATGGCGGGCGTTTTCCTGCTCGATCAACTCATTGGCGAGCGCCACATTTTCCAGCTTGGTATCGTGAAAGGTTTGCAGCTCGTCAAGAATCATTTCATGGGCTGTGCGCTGCTGTTCTTCCTCAGTCATCAGGCTGATACGAATGCGGGCCACATTGCCTTCATTGCGCTGCACTGCACGGGCTTGGTCTGCCAGGCGCTTTTGCGTTGCGGCTGCGTCTGCTTTTTCTTGGTCGGCAGCTTCTTTCTTGGCATCGATCATCTTTTGCAGCGCAATGGCCTGGTCTTTGTAGACCTGTGGAAACTTGCTCAGATTCATCTGGTATTCCAGCACCGCGGTGCCAGACATGCCAAACGTTTCTGCCTGCTCTTTGAGCTTGGCTACAAAGCGCTGGGCATCTTCTTCCAGCTTTTCAGCCTCTGACTTGCCTTTCTTGCCAGCGGTAGCGCCAGCCTTTGGTAATGCAGGGGCAGACGGCTTGCGCGCGGCGGGTGTGCCATCTGGCTGCACGGTGGGGGTGCGATCCAGAATGCCCGCAATGAATTTGTCATGCTCGGCGCGTGCCCTGGCAGCATCGGCCTTCATGGCATCACTGATGGCGCTGAAGCCTTTTAGATCACCAGAGGCCAGGGCTGCCAGCTGGGCTGCCATGCCGCCAATCTCAGTGCCAATGCCCTTGAACACAAAGGCAACCTCAGAGCCCACTACGACAAAGGTTTCCAGCACAGTGCGGGCCGCATTGGCGGCCACACTGAAGCCGTTGGATTGCTCGGCTGCGTTCAGGGTCTCGCTGGCCACTGCCTGCAGCACTGGCAACAAAGCGGCCGTCAGCGTATTGGCAAAGCTCTGTTGCTGTACATGCAGCTTGCCCAAGGTGTCGTTGAAGTTGTCAGACGCGCCCGCCAACTCGGTGGTGACGCCGCTGTATTGCTTGGCATAGTCAATGTTGGCGCGCATGGCTTCGCCACCTTCATTGAGCACGGGGATCTGGTCGGCACCTGATTTGCCCATCAAGGCCATGGCAATGGCTACCTTCTCAGGGCCATCGGCATAAGTGGTGAACTTGTCGGCCATCTCGGCCATGACGACATCAGCAGTCTTGAGGTTGCCAGAGGCATCTTTGACGCTGATACCCAGTGCCTGGAATGCAGCGGCCTGTTCGTTGCCTCCCTGCCCGGCCTCTGCAATGGACTTGTTGAGCTTGCCTGCAGCGGCCACTATGCCGTCCAGACTGCCACCGGCCATGCTGGCTGCCAAACCCAGACCGTTGAGGGTTTCGACTGCAATGCCGGTCTTCTGCGACATGTCGCGCAGACTGTCTGCTGCATCAATGCTGCCACGCACCAGGTCAACAAACAAGCCAACCGACAGCGCGCCGGCAATACCTTGCGCCATGCCCACCAACAGGTCACGCGTGACGTTGGCACTGCGCTGCATTTGCTGCATGGCCTGTTCTGTCTGATAGGCAGCCTTGCCCATGTCAGATGTGAACTTAGCCATATTAGCTTCAAGCGAGACGACAAGCGAACCTAGTGCGGCCATGATTTACCCATAAAAAAACCCACCGAGGTCACCCTGGTAGGTTTGGTTTGATACCAAAAATTGCGGCCTTGATAAGCTGGCTTTGCGCAACTGGGTCATCTAGCTCCAGCATCTCATCGGCTGCACTGCCAGAGGCCTCATCCTTGGACCAGTAGATGAAGTCCTGCGCCAGATAGGGCTCAGGCCTTGCCTCTACATTGCGGTGGGTATTTGCCACCAGGGCGCAGGCTGTGCCATGGCGCAGGTCTGCAATGGTGTCGCCGAATGGCTCGATCTGGTAATAAGCCAGCCACTCGGTGAACTCGTCACTGCTGATCTCGCGCTGCGCCTGCTTTACGGACTTGCCAAGCTCTTTGGCGAGCCGGAACCAGAATCGACGCTCTGGCCGCTCACGGAGTTTTTTTCGGCAGCCTCCACTGCGCCAGAGCCCAGGCCGTTGATGCGCATGGCAACCGCTGCCGGTGCGTCCAGACTGGCAGCTGACTTGGCTTGCAAGGCAGCCATGTCTTGCGTAGTGAACAGGCGTGTGCCCTGCTCGTCCACACAGGTGGCCACCAACAGAGCGGCGCTGAACTTGCCGACTGGCACACCTGCCTCACCATTGGTGCTGGCGATTGAGGTGCGGAATTCGTCGCGTTCTTCACCGGTCATGGTGCGGATGCGCACGGTACCGCCCCAGGCGGGGACGTCAACATCTTCATGCTTGAGGTCAGGTGCGCCCAAGATGGCGCTTTTGCTGAGTAGGCTCATGGCTTAGGACCAGACCACTGGGCCGCTGATCTTGGTATCGACCGAGCCTTTGAGCACGGCATTGACCGCGCCACTGGTGGGGAAGGTTTTGACCAGGGCATTGAAGGTAGCCACCGAGGTGTCGGGCAGGGTCAGCTTGAAGCCGGTCAGGGCACCAGATGTGCGGGCTGCGCGCAGAGCGATCTGGCCAGCATCGGTCTTGGTCAGGTTTTTGATTTCGAAGCCAAACTTGCCTTCGTCTTTCAGCCCGGAAATGTATTCCATGGCGGTGCTATCCAGATCAGTGGTGTCCAGCTCGGAGGGTGCACCATCGAAGCCGCTGAAGCTGATCAGGCCATTGATCTTGGTGTAAGTGGCTGGTGTTGCAGTGCCGCCAGAGGTGTAGGTCAGGCCGGTGGTGTTTGCGTCCAACAGCGCAAAGGTGTCGGTAGTTTTGTTGGACACTACATGCGATGTGCCGTTAAGCGATGACATGGTGCCAACGATGCCCGCCAGAGTGACTACGTCGCCATTGTTCAGGCCGTGGGCTGCACTGGTGACGATGGCCGGGAAGCCCACCGTGATGGCGGTAATGGTCTTGGCACCACCGGTGCCGGTGGCGATTTGCAGCGTGCTGCCTTGAGCTGAGATTCCAGACATTGAAGGTCCTTTAAAGTAAAAAATCCGCTTGGAGCGGGCGGGTTGGGGA